TGGCTCGGTTTCGACCGCCTCAGTAGGAGCTTCCGTAGCTAAACCAAGTTTATTAGCATAAAACTCACCCGAATTTTCGCTCGTCAATACAGACGATGCTTCTCTTTCACTAGACATAGGTTTTCCCTAAGAATTTGCCCTGTGTACCTCACAGGTAAGGTTTTGCTCGATATGGAGCGAAATCTTTAAATAAACAATCATCTACAAACTATTTATTTTTTTCCATTTGTTTTGCTTTTTTAGCTTCATTTTTGGCTCTAAGTCTTTCTATTCTTTCTTTTTGTTCTTTAGTCATTGTCAAATGTTTTGATGGCCCTAATGCCCTCATTTCATGAGCCATTTTTATAAAATGTTCTGTTTCTGATGGTTTAAAAACATTATGAACCAATTCATTTTGTTTTACACCTTTTGAATGACCACTAAATCTAATTGGATCAACAATATAGCGACCTGTTTGAGGGTCGTTTACTCTTACATAACTTGATGCACCTAAATTACTTCCAGAATGATGTATATCAGTATTAAATCCAGATTCTTTCAAAGTATTTGCAAACTTTTCTGCATGATGTTGTATGTATTTAGAATCGTTTGAATGACGAAATTCTTCATCCATTTCATCATAATTTTTTGGCATTTGTTTTTTTGCCAATTCTTTTTTAATAAATTCTTCTCTATTTTCACTTGTTACTGTTGGCATTACACAGCCCTTTCAGTTGTTTCTAATGATGCTTGATGTGCTGACACTTTGTCAATCTGAGCCAATAATAATGCAACTTGCGCTTTTATGTGCTCAACCTCTAGTTGCGTTTGTGATTTTAAACTAGATTCTTGAGCTTTACTATGAACATTGAGTTCAGCAACATATTTACGCTCGGCATCACGCATCTCAATGTCGTGTGCTTTTGCGGTCTGGCGCATCAATTCACGCTTAGTCTCATTATCTTGCTTGACTTGTTCAATATCTTGGCGTTGCTTCATAGCCAGTTGCATAGCCTGCATCTGCTGTGTGAGCTGTTGTACCTGGCCTTGCGCTGCCTTAATTGCAATCTGCGCTTGCGGAGGTATGTCAGAATGCTCGTCAATCTGCGACATTGGGTTGAGCGCTGCTAAACGGTCTGCAATTGTGTCTGCGCCAGGGAAGTCCATGTTGCGGAATACCAGATCTGCTGCAGCGTTAAACAATTGCTCGTTGCCCTGAAGCAATGGCATCATGGCCTCGACCGCTTCCTGGCGCTTAGAGTTGTAGCCTGGTCCAGTTTCCATCACAATATCATACTGGCCCACAGTCACGTCATTTTTGACCTTGCCAACTGCTGTGCGTTCGTTAATTGTAAGTAGATCAGGTTTACCATCATCCCCAATAATACGCATGATGCGCTCAGTATCATAAATCTTAGGAATTAGGTCTAATATCACCTTGCCTGTGTACGCAATTGACTTGGTCAAATTGTCGTACAAGTCAAAGTTAGTCAGATCGACCTGCATTTGCTGACCGTTCAGCGCTTTACCAGACATGTTGCCTGGCAATTGCTGTGATGGATCATAAATACCAATGATCGTAGCCATATCGCTATTGATCTCTTGCGCTGCAGCCATCACACCAGCTGGAGGCGGTTCAGGTTGCAATCTTTGTGGCGGGGGCGCTGGGTTGCCATCAATGTCAGTCTGCTTATAACGCAGAGTAGCCATAGATTTAATGTTTGCTGCAGCCCAATCCAGCTCGTGCCCTTCGTCCTGGCCTTCAGCCATGATCCACTTGGCCTTTGGTGCAAGCGCTACAGACTCGGTAAGTGATGTGACCCAAAAGTTATACATGCGCTGGGCATCTTTTGCATGGCGAACCATACCAAACTTTTTGCGTTTGTCACCAATTACGACATGCCGACCGTAGACTGGCACAATTGGGATGTAATAACCAGGCCAATTACGCTCCTCCAGCACAGATACCGCAGTTAATTTTTTCCATTTAATCGTGCGCTTAATAGATTTACGCTCGTTAACCACAAATAAACCTGCACGCTCAATGCGCTCAAAGAAATCTTTACCTTCGGCAAACCGTGTAGAACCATCTGAGAGCTGATATAGCGTTGCGGGTTCTCTTACTGTGTACCAATACTCTGCTACTCTTATGTCTTCTTTGGTAATCCATTCGCTTTGTGTGTCTCCAGTTCCACGGCTTAAAAATGATGTTTCGTCCACGTCAGGGTACAACTCCCTGAATGTGGTCTTAGGCATCATTGTAGTTATTAAACAACGCTCTTGGTCTGAACCGTCAACAGCAATTGAATTAGGATCAAGATAAACGGTAAAAGGATTATCAATTGGGTCAATAAAGATTTCTTGATCAAAAGAATCCTCACGCACATAGCGATGATCAATACGCCAATATCCCCAACCCATTCTAACTGCGTAATTGTAGGCATTATCATAGGCGTTATCTGCATTTGAATTGACCTCAATGTGGCGAATTATGCCCTGCACGACTTTGGCCTCTGCAGCATCCTCAGTCGTATTTGTCGCATGGACCTTGATCCTGGGGCGTTGTTGGCGTTGTTGGTTGGTAACCTGGCGACAGTAACCATCCAGTTTATTAATGGTCAATACTGGCCTAGATTCTAAATTACGGCTGTTTTGCAGATCTACAGGCCATTGGTCACCGCCAGATGCAAACTTTAAATCCTCAAGCGCTTCTTGACGGTTCATTGTGTCCGCATCATTGGCAAACTTTAGAAACTGTTTAGCTTCGTCAATTATTGGATCGTAATCTTGCGTATTTGAATCGTAGGCCATGTGTTTCCTTTACAACGCCATCCAGCTCTGTGGTGGTGCATAGTTTACTTGTTTTGCTCGTTTTGGTCTAGTTTCCTGTACGCCCAGCGCAATGTACCTGAACGCATCCGCACCGTGCGAATACTGGTCATGCAGCGGATTTCTGCTGAATTGCTTGGTGTCTGGATCTACCTCGTACTTGTAATGTCTGAGGCATTGCAGTCCATCATAGCAATTATCTCGGTCAAAGTAGCAGTTTCTGAATATAGTTCTTGCTGCATTAATAGAATCTGCGATAGGCGTTCTAGGGATAATTTTTGTTTTAAATCCTGCAGCTCTGACAATTTCCTCGATGGACCGTCCGTTTGATCCGATGGTTCGGTTTTGTGCATCATGTGGCAACCATAAAGTATCATAAACGTAACCGTAAGTCTGCATAAGCGCTAAATAATGGCTGATTGTCTGCTGATTGTCCTCAATGTAACGGATTAGCCTTATTTCCTGCGCAATGAATTGCACGAACCAAATAGACGTACTATCAGCCCAGCCAAGGTCAAAGACTGCAATAACTGGCTTGGTAGGATCGTAACGCACCTTAGTGATGCGCTCCTCCAACTCAGCTGATTGCATCTCTCTGGCAAAGACCGCACCGTCCACAGTCTGCCTGCACAATCCTTCCCAAACTGTGTTGTAGGCCTCTGGATCTCTGGCCTGCAATGTCCTGCGCTCATGGTCGAGCACTTCAGGGAACCAGGGATTGTCCGACCAGTTAACCTTTTTGCTGATGCAATTCTCTGGCGGATGTAACACAAAGCGCTGGTAAGTGGCATCTGACTCTAGCTCTGGGTTCATAGTGATCCAGATCTCAGAATCCTTTGCACGAATCGTAGGAATCAAAATATCCCAGGACCGTGCGCTTACGGCCTGCGCTTCCTCAACCCAGACAATTGTGCAGCCCTCGTAAGATTTTATGTTGTGCGGATTGTTTTTTAGGCCAACAAAACTAAATTCTGTGCCGTTTGCGCCCCGTATTGTGCGCTCTGTAATCTCGTAGAACGCAGTCAGGCCAAGCGCAACGATCTGGTCACTCAGTAGCTTATGTACCGATTGAGATATGGAGTTCTGGAATTCCCTGGCGCACAAAACCCTGTGGACTTGCTTTGCACCCAAGATAAGCAGCGCTCTTGCGACAGACCAGCTCTTTGATGATCCTCGTCCTCCGTAGATACATTTGTATCTGGACTTCTCAAAAAGGCACTGCAGCTTAACAGGGAACTCTGCCTTAGTGATCGCTGCATTAAGTTCACTCTGATCCATCTGGCGCTACAAAAGATACTTGTATGCTTTGTATGATTGGCGAACCGTCTGCGTTTTCTATGCTTGTAGCTTG